CTGAACAACTTCTTGTATGTTCACTATTTCATCTATATTTGTATAAGCCACCTTTTGACATACAAAGACTGGATCTAGACAATGTATAAGCACTCTTTCTGGAGAACTTGCATAGTTAGCACCTGCTCACTTAACCAAATTGCGATACTTAGAAAGATACTTTCAAAGCACATATTCTATCTATATGGTGAACTTTATAAAAATATGCCTGAAAATAATATTAAAGAGAAATTAATAAAACAACGCCATATACATCATCTCGAAAGAGAAGAATTAGCAGATATTCTTGATTTTCATATAAGTACAGTGCGGCATTGGGAAGTTGATGATATTATGCCTAAGCCTGAGAGCATTTTAAAACTATGTAATCTATATAAAGTACCACTTAATTATTTTCATAAATATTACTACATATATTATAATAGTCCTGGAGAAAAAATTAAAGCTTGGAAGAATAAAAACAGATTAACTTACAAGCAAGCATGTGAATTATTGGATATTACCCATTCAGGTTTTGGAAGATTACTAAGTTCTAAAATAAATCTTTCTTATTATACATATGTAAAATTAAAAAAATTAGGAGTTTTTTAAAAACCCCTAATTTTTTTTGTAAATACCCATTATATACTTGTGTATTGCTAGATCATATTATACTCCAGTTGATCCAAAACCGCCTTCTCCTCTAATAGTTTCATCAAGTTCGCTAACTTCTTTAATCTCAGGAGATATTGTTGGTTTTATAACCATTTGAGCTATTTTCATGTTTTTTTCAACCACAAAGGCTTCATCACTTAAATTAATCAGGATTATTCCTATTTCGCCTCTATATCCTTCATCTATAGTTCCAGGTGTATTTAGTACAGTTATACCATTTTTTAGCGCCAATCCACTTCTAGGTCTTATTTGTGCTTCTGTATTTGGTGGCAATTGAATCTTTATACCTGTATGTACTAATTTTCTTTCCATCGGATTAATGGTTACATTATCTACTGAAAATAAATCTAATCCCGCATCTCCTTCATGAGCATAAAAAGGGATTATAGCTTCTTCAGTTACTTTTTGTATTAATAATTTCAAATCACTCACTCCTTATCTATGTTAATAAAATCTTTTTGATAACGTACTATCACACCAATAATTATACCAATAGTTGGCGGAGTAGCACCAATTAATATTTTATATACATCTCGAAAATCTTCATTTCCGTTTTTTATATTGTATATAAATGTAACTATAAATATAACCCCTATTATAATGCAAAACACACTAGACATCACTATATTTTTTCTAAGATCCCTCATCCTAACATAATTTACCACATATTTAATTAAATTATCTTGACTATTTATCCAAGGTTGTTTTCTCCAGTCATTAATTTCTTTGATAATTTCTTTCCTTTTATTATCCTTTTCAAATTTCTTTGACAATATCAATTGACACTTGGTACACAAGTTTGAAGAATCATGTTCATCACATTTAAAGTTGCTTAAATCAATTTCATCTAATAAATTGTTATCAATAAAATCTTTGTCAATATCTTTTTTATCCGATAATTTGCCTTTAATAATAGAGTAGATTGGTGAATCTTTATCTTCCTTAAGATCTTCTTCATAAAAATCATCCACACCTATATTTAAACTCAAAACATCCTGTCTACCTGGTAGATTATCATGTTCTCCACTACTCTTACTTCTTAAAGTACAAAACATAATTGATACAATAGGCTCATTGACTTTTATAGTAATAATTTCTTTGCTAGTATTATGTAATGCAATTGCTGAAGGTCCAAAATACCTAGGATCCAAGGTAGTTCCAATATGACCTAATCCTCTATTTACCATCTTAACTCGAGAATGATATGTTCCAGCTATATTGTTAGATACATAAATACTTTCATTAGTTTGAATAATTGCAGTCGCTCCTTCAGGAATATTAATATTATCTTTATCATCTACTATTAAAAGTTCTTTTTTATGCTTTTCATTCTTATCTTTAGCAAATATAAATGCGAATCTGCTAGCAGTAAGATTATAAGAAGCACCTTTTAAATTTTCCTTTTTAAAAGGATATATAAAAATGTGTGTGCCTAATAATTTTTGTATATCTATATCACTTAAAGTTCCCCTAATAAAAAATAATAAAATACTATTTAGTATTTTTTTCATAAAAAAAGGCATCGTTATAACCTCCATATTAGATACTCATGAATATGTTAAATCTATTTTATCTAACATATGTATCCCCCTATATTTTCAATCTAATTGTAACAAAATATTCATAAACTAACAATATAAATGGAGTATTAGTTTATATTAATCTCCTATTCTCTTTTTATTGTATTAAAAAGAGCATCAATTAAGATGCTCCATATCTTATCCTATGGTATATATTCTATATGTTGTAGACTTAGTCCCTCAGCTTGTAATCATTAATCCTATAAATAAACAAACTAAAACACAGAATAATAAATTTTTAAGTTTCAATATATCATCTCCTATAATAAGGCTAATCGTAACAGAATATTTATATATTATTTATTATTTAAATTTTGTATTGTATCATAAGTAACCATATTTAATCTATCACTTTTTAATATATTTAAAAGGTCTCCTATATCTGAAAAATCATTTTCTAATTTATCTAGCTCCATTAACTCATATAATCTAACCCCTACTCCTTGCATATTTAACTTTGATGGAACTATATATCCTAATTCTAGAATTGCATCCCCCTCACTATTAAGTAAACCTATTTTATACATTTCATATATATCTTGATATACTGATATATGGCTATACTGTACATGAGTACCTTTAGGATCTGTTGCAAATGGAGTATCTCTTAAAAAGGGCATATTTCCAAACTGTGAATTTTTCATTATCTGAGAAGTACCTATTAATGACAATATTAGATATTGTCTGTAAGTCAATTGTTCAGCTAATTTTATTAATTGCACTGCATCAACTTTACTAACATCTTCTCTGAAGGCTATATTTGCTAACATTTTACCATAATATTTTAATTTCCTATTTTCAAATTCTCTTTGTGAAGATATAATAATACCTTCAAATATTTCTTCTCCATCACTTATATCTTCAATTTTATTTGTAAAAAATCCATCACGTCGTATTTTTTTATGTGCTTTTAAATTATCATATATTTTATTTATGGTAAATTCCATCACTTCAGATACTCTCAAAGTTTCTAGTTCAGACAACTTTCGAGTATCTAATTCATTTGCAAATTTAGTTATCAATAAATCGGTAGACGTTTCTGCTATTGCTCCTGAAATACCTGTTGGATCTTTTATTGCAAGAGTTACTAATCCACCTACAGTTTTAGCTGTTATACATTTAATATTTTCTAATGATTTAACTATGCTTCGTTTTGTTTTATTTTTCATATATCCCATACCCCCATATACCACTAAATTCTACAAAAAACAAAAAAATCCTCCCTTTCTTGGGAGGAAAATAAGTTATTTAATGCAATATCATAGTTCAGATATTTTCATGTCTTTTTAATTAATATAATTTTAATTTATTCTTATAAGCATACCCGGGAAAGTTGAAATCTTTCCGCTGATGTATTACATGATGTCAATGATTGGCTTAGAAAAAATAGTTATATTCTACTATTAGAAACAACAAGTTTATTCTAAGTCGTAACCATTTCTTGCGAGTATGCTTACTATTTTTCATCGAATTTCTCCTTATTATTTTAATTGTTAAAGCAATAGTTTAAACTCAAATTTATAGTACATTTTTTTAATTTATATGTCAAGCGGTAAATATTGGACAAACTTTGTATTACATCCTAAGTTTAAAGATTATTGACCTTGCTGAACTGCAGCAGTACTCTGTATACTAGCAAGTTTCTGCTTAAGAGCTGTATTCTCTTGAGTTAATTGCGTAGTTTGAGCCTGTGCCTGTTGAAGTGCTGCTGATTTTTGAACATCTGCCGGCTTGATAATACCACTCTCTAAAAGCTTAGAATTTGCATCTCCAGTAATAGACTCTCTAAAATGTTGTATATCTTCTTGACTAATACCATGAATCTTTTCTGCTAAGTATTTATCAAAAGTTTTTAATTTATCTTCTGCTACTCCAATCTGTCCTTTAAACTCCTGTTCTACCCTATTATAAATATCTACTGCTAATTGCCTTTTCTGATTGTATTTATCCGCCCCTAGTTGATGAACCAATTTATCTTTCTTAGCCTTAAGAAATTCGACCCCAACATCCATTACTCCATCAAGCGTAATTTTTAATATTGCTAGTATTCCACCTACTGCCGCAACCTCTATAGCTGCCTTTGTTCCTTCAATTATAGTTTGTACATTTGACATTTTACATTACCATCCTTTTAATTTATTTTTATATAAAAAAAAGAGCACTTATAAAAGCACTCTTTAAACTTGCAAATATTGATCTGAAACCCATCCACCGTGGTCACCAAAATAAATATTATACCAACCTGATGTATGTCCTCCTATTCTTACCTTTTGGCCTTTGCTTAAAGATCCAATAACACCATGGTTTGTTCCAGGCCCACTTCTAACATTTAAGCCGCTGTTAGCTGTTACAGTTCCATATTTACTATTATCTACTGGTTTTACTGGTGCTGATGCAGAGCTTACAGAAGAAAGATTAATATATTCTCCAGAAACCCATCCACCGTTAGAACCAAAGAAAATATTATACCAACCGTTAAGTTTACCACCTATATGGACCTTTGTATCTTTTGGTAAAGTTCCAAGGACACTTCCATTTGTGGAAGGCTCATTTCTAACATTAAGGACACTAGCAGTTACAGTACCATAAGCATCACATTTTTGTACATTAGATGGAGTTGATGTTGGAGGAGCACTAGCAGCCACATTATTTACAACTGTAGCATTGCCACTTAAAATAGCACTTTTAATTTCTTCTAATGGATAATTAATTCCAGGGCAATCTGTAGAATAAAACTCTTTATGCCCTCCAACTTTACCTATACCATATTTCTTTTTAATGTAGGTACCAAGTTCCTCTATGGCTTGTTTCTGAGCTTGTGGCATTTGTTCTACCATGTACTTTCCTTCTGCGCAAATACCTATTGAGTGGTCATTTTCTCCAGGACAATGTGCTCCGATTGCATTTTCAGGTCTTCCTGAATATATGCTGCCATCTTTTCTAACTAGGTAGTGATAACCACAACCTGCCCATCCATTAGCTAAATGCCAAGCATGTATGTCTTGTATAGTGCATTTTACCGCATCTGCGTTGTGTAAAACTATAGTGTCTGGTCTGTTTCCATAAGATAAATTGCTTCTAAATTGTAAATTTGAATTAATAATGTTCATTTAAATCACTCCTTATTTTTTTGAAAAAATAATCCCCAATATTGTTCCTATGATTCCTGAACATATTGAGGATAGGACTGTTAATTTAATTGCTGAAAAATCTTTTCCTGGCTTTTCTTCTATCTTTTCAAGCTTTGAGCCAATATCCTTGATACTATCTTTAATTTCACTTAGTATCTTGAATATCATCTTTATTTGTTCTCCACCACTGGCAGAGAACTTTTCTACTACAATTACCCGTTCATCCAAATCCTTTATCTCTGCTTTCAAAGAAGTTATATCATCTTTTAGGTTTTGAACATAAGGACAATCTTTACAGTTTTCATTCACTTATTGGCACCCCCTTAATTTTAGACATAAAAAAAGCACCTATATATATAGACGCTTAAAAACTATATTTATTTAACAACTCAGTTAAAATCTTTTGTTGAGTTGCTATTTTTTCAGTATCTTTTGACTGTTTAGCTTCGAAAAAAGACTTTAAATTTATACTTGTTAAAAACACATCATCAACTTTGTTTTTATAATCGGTACTTAAAGATTTATTTGTGTAAAAATCATCACCATGGTACTTAGTTAAATATTCTTCTATATCATTTTTTGTAGGACCATCTAAATCTTTTCCCTTTTTAAACGAATGATTTATAGCTTTCAATAGGGTTGTACTATAACTATCAAAATTACTTTTATCTATTACGATTTTTTCTTCTTTAGGTTTATTTACATCTGAATTTGTATTTTTTGAATTTAATCCACAAGACGTAGCTACACTTGCTAATAAAAAAATACTAAGAATACTTATTATTATTTTTTTCATACTTATTATCCCTCCGTTAGCTATATTATACATTATGAATCTTAATTAGGATAGACTATTTTGATTGTATGAATATCTGAGAATATACTATAGCTTCAATTCTTCCATTTTGTTCTGTTGTAATTTCTATTTTATTATTACCTGTAGTCACTTTAGATGTAATATCTATATTATATTCATCTATTTCGGAATCACCACTATAAGACACTCCAACATCTTCTCCATTAATTTTTATTTTTACATTTTTGGGATACGTGCCTTCATAAATTCCATACTTAATATCTAATTCTTTCGCAGGAATAGTTATTTCATGAGTATGATCCATTCCATGACTATGATTAGGTATTTCAACACTATGAGTATGCGATGGTATATTAACATTATGAGTATGTGAAGGTGTTTGCACCGTATGAGTATGCTCTGGAATACTTACTTTATGAGTATGATCGATATCATGAGTGTGAGAAAACCACCATAAATCTACTGAAGGAGTACTACCATTATTTGTAGTGGGCACATATTGTTGTCCTAATGAACTAGGTGCATCCCTTACTCCAGGTGAATCTTTCCAACTATTCACAAAAACATTTGATAGTCCTGCAGATAAATTACTTGTTACTACAGCACTTCCACCTGCTGAACTTGTTTGAGTACTTTGTCCGGCAGCAGTGCTTGTCTGTGTACTACTGCCACCGCTACTGCTTGTTTGTGTACTTTGTCCTCCACTATCACTAGTAGTTTTACTGCTAGGCCCTGAAGTAGCAACTATTTGCTCTAAAGAAACACTTTTCTCATATGCTCTGTATTTTCTACCATGTAAATTTATATAAGCCTTATTTATGTTTATAGCTTCTTCTGGTATATCTAAATCAAATGTTATTGGATGAGTGGAATCTGCATTTTCAGCCTTTGTTAATGCAAACATACAAGTATTGCCTTGTGGTGCATTTTCTAAAGTTAAGTTCCTTTGCTTAAGATCTATTATTTGATCCGTAAGAGTTATAGGTCTTGTAGAAATAGTAAGTTTCGGATCCCAAGGATTTATTAATAAGTCTCTTTCTCTTTCAATTACTCTTGCATATACATCAACATTTAAAACATTAATTATGGTGTGTATCGTATCTCCTAAATCATATTTTTCATGCTCATGGCCAGTAAGGACACTTAAATCCTTTGATGATATTTCATAAGATACTGCAGGCTGTTTTTTCTCATTAAGCACTGTTTGCCCGTAAGTTTTTAATGTTAAAGCATTCTGTATATCTTTATTAGTAATTACACCTTCTATAATTCCATATTTATTTCTTGCTGCAACATCTTCTATATATTCAACTCCATTATTTACAGAAGTAATATCAAGCTGATTAATACCTTCACCGTATCCCATAGGTATACCCCTTGTTATTAGATCTAAGGGGTCATAATTCCTTAAGAATTCTTGCACATTATATAAAAATCTTAATACAACCTCATTATTAGCTCCTTGATCTGTAAGATAATCTAAATACAATTTATTATTTCGTTCTTGAACACGAATATCACCGCCAAGTATATTACGCACCTTAGTTACTATTGCATTTAATGTAGTTTCAAGGTTTGTATCAACTGTGATTGCGGTAGTAATTTCTACAGTTCCTAAATATATTTTTCTAGAATCATCTACTTTAGAATTATGCTGATCTAATAAGTATTGTAAAATTTCCTGTGGAGTTTTATCTGATAGATGCCATCTTCTAGTTTGTGTATCATTTAGATAATTCATAGCACCTTCACATTGAACATTCATAATAACTTTATCATTTATACTATCTTTCGTAGGAACTACACGTCCAGTACATACTACAGAATCATCTCTAGTATCTATTATTTTTACCTTTGATATTAGTCCTTCAATAAGATTATACCCGTCATTACCATAAGGTATATCAAAACTAAATTCTTCTGCTTGGTTTAAACTTTCTTTTAAAGGTAGACTTAATAAGTGTGGTGCTAATTGGTTGGCAGTAGGTTCATGGATTATAGTTTCTTCCCCATTATTTATTATCACTACTCTATACAAATACTATCACCTTCTTCTATTAAAAAAGACCTGGAATAAATCCAAGTCTAAGTTGTTCTTTTATATTCATGTTTTATATTATCGTCACTAAGTTGTGCGTAAATTTGTGTTGTTGCCGGAGACTCATGCCCCATAAGTCTTTGAAGTACTGGTAATGGCATACCTGCATTAAGTTTATGTGTACCGTAAGTATGCCTGAGTAAATGAGGATAAATGTTCTTTCCATCTTCAATCCTTTTAGCTACTTTTTTAATAGCTACTTGTATACCTCTATCATGTAGCCTGTGTACTGGCTGTTTCATGGTAGCAAATAATGCTGTGCATTCATCCCTTCTATCAGACAAATATTTCTGCAGTAATATTTTACATTTTGGGCTGAAATAAACTTTTCTCTCTTTTCTACCTTTACCAAAGACCACCAAGCTTGAATCAGTCCAATTAATATCATTTTTATTACTTCCTACTACTTCTGAAAGCCTGCATCCGGTACTATAGATAAATTCTACTAAAGCTTTTTCCCTATCAGATCTACAAGCTTGACTAAACATCTCCATCTCTTCATCGGTCAAAGCCTTACGAATAAATTTATCTACTTTATTGGCTTTTACTTTCATCATGGGATTTTTGATTATATATTCTTCATTGGCAAGCCACCCGAAAAAAGATTTTAGCCCCCAGATAATTGTATTCATAGTTCCAGGCTTTAATTTTGCACATCTTACAGCTAAATACATTCGAATATCATTTGCTTGAATACTGTTTATAGGTTTTCTCATGTATTCTGCAAATTTTATGAGGTCATTGTAGTAATTCTTTAAAGTCTTTTCACTTAATCCTTCAAGTTTCTTAGTAGCTAAGTAAATTTGTAATTTTTCTTCAATGTCACTACCAATTAAAGAGGTCTCTTTGGGTAAAACATCATATTTATACAGTACTTCTTCAAGTAACCTTCTAAGTAACAGCTGGTCAATATCCGGGATTTCAATGGTAATTCTTCCAATAATTTTAATTACAACTTCATCATTGCAGTTCATAATTTTTCACTCCTATGTTTAAAACCATAAGGAGCTGTCTATAATTTAAAAAGCAGCTCTTATGGAGTTGTAGTTTTGAGGATAGTGTTTTAGTTTAGTAGGCTTAGCACTATCCTCTTTATACATAGAGTTTCCAAAATCATGAACTTTTATGAGATACATTTACAATTTTAAAGTATTAAAAAGAGCCTTAGATTTCTCTAAACCTCTTTTAGCAAAAACACCTTAAATAGTACCTTTAACTCATTTTAAAACTATCAATAAATTCTAATTTATTGATAATATTTAATCCCTTATTATTAAATAAATCTTCTAAATTATATTTGTTTCTATAATAAAATGTACCATCGTCATTTTTTAATCCTACAGCAAATTCATCTTCTTCATAACTTCTAATATAACCTTCTTTACTAAATCTTAAATTTAGAATTAAAAACGGTTTTAGAATAGCATTTATAACTTTTTGAAGAGATTTTTGATGCCAACCTCCTATATGATTTTCTTTACAATGTTCTAAATTAGGAATATTGCATTTATTTATAATATCTTCAACGATATAATTACAATCTATTATTTCTTTATACAAAATAGGTTTTTTAATTTTTAATGTTATTAAAGTAGCATATAAATAACTTATTGTGGGTATATATACATCATTATTCTGTGTTTTATCTGTATTAAACTCTGGAATTAAAGGAATTAATAATTTTAAATAATAATATGCTTTATCTATATCTCTCAATGAAAACTTCTCAGTTACAAACATTTCTTTAATTAATATATTAAATATGTCTATATTATATTTATCACTGTATACAATTTTATTTTTAATATATTCTTCAGCATTAATTTTAGGGAGCTTATAGTCTAAGTCAAAAAATCTTCTTAAATATCCCAAGGTATCCATATTGTTACCATATATAGTTGTTACTGAATATGACAGCTGCTCTTTATCAATAGATATAATAAATATGCAATTATCTATATCAAATAAATGTTTTATAACCTCTAATAATTCTATTGCAAATGTAGGTCTACATCTATCCAATTCATCAATAAAAAATATAATCTTCTTATTAGTTTCTTTTTGAAATTGATACATAACCTTTTTAAACTCACTTCTAACATTCTTACTAGCCTTTATTTCTTTTATAATCAAATCACCAAATTTACCTGCTACATCCACAATAGCATCTTCAGAATTATCTCCTAAATTTATTTTTCCTAAATCTAACATTCCAGCTGTTCCTACTTTAATTCCAATCATTGCAGCTAATTTAGCCATTGGAATTATTACTTTTTTTACTTTTTCAAAATTCTGTTTTAATTCACTATTTTCTTTGCTAATTTCATCCTCCAATTCAGAAAATAAAGAAAGAAAGGGATCTTTAATGTAATCATTCTCCCAAGCATTAAAGTAAATAGTTTTAAACCTTTCATTATAATCACTAGAACCCAACATATTTTTCCACATTTTTACAAATGTTGTTTTGCCTGTACCCCATTCAGAATCTAATGAAATTACCATTGACTCGTTTTGTGATTCTATTATTTTAGTTAGATTTTCAGCTATTCGTCTTCTGTTAAATACATCTTCTTCAAATGTATTAAAATTGTTTTCCATACTTTTCATGAAATAATTTTCCTCCTAATAACCCTTAAATTAATTTAAATAGTCTAAAGATTATTATACATTAGATAGTTGAATTTCTTCAAAACTCTATACATATTAACGAATCCTATATTCCTATTGTGAATTAACATATCGCTCAATAGCTTGTTTCCATATTAAATATGCTGTCCCATTTGGATGCTCACCATCAAAAGTATAATTTTTATCTAGTTGATTATCTTTGGATAAAAATAAATCAAATAAATTAATAAATACAATTTTATCATTTACTAATTGTTTTAGCTTTTCATTTGTCTGTAATATTTCTTTATTACTTATGGTTTTACTATTAATCATTTGCTCATTAACTGGTAGAATACTTTGAATATATATAATCGTATTTGGAGATTTTTTTCTAACTTGACTTATTATCTTTTCATAATTATTTATAATATATGTTGAATTTCTACCATTTCCCAAATCATTAATTCCTATCATTAAAAATAACTTTTGTGGTTGAGATTTAATTATAGTATTTAATCTATTTAATACACCATCTGTTGTATCACTATCTATTCCTCTATTAACGATATTATTATTGTTAAATAATTCATTCCAATTCTCATGATTTGTAATACTATCTCCTAGAAAAACAAATTGATTTTTACCGTCTAAAGTTTTAAATATGCTTTCTTTAGTTAAATAATAATTAGAATATTTTTGAGTAACAGGCTTATTAGTTGCTACAGCAATTTTATTTTTAATCCATGACATTCCGCCCTTTTTATTTATCAAATAAAAACACGATAATATAAAAAACAAATTTAACAAAATTGATAATATGAAAACGAAGTTGTGTCTTTTGCTTTTTTCAATAAGCATTAAAAATTCCTCCAATATTTATGCATAATACTCTACTTTTATCCTCTATTTATATATAATCGTTTCTAATTAATTATACTTTATATCATGAAATATACTTTTTAGTAATATCTAAATATATTCTCCTTCTCTATATCAACACTTTTGGTATAGTCACCAACAATTTCTAATATTTTTTTATCTAAATCGTCTGTTTTTATCACATTGCCAATAGATTTTTTCTTTGAAATCATTTCTTCTGTAAGCATATATTTTAACCCCCCTATCTTTATTAACCTTCCATATATCTCAGTCCAAAATACGCTCCATCACTCATTTGATTATATCCACTTGTTGCAGGATGAACACTGTTTGACTGTCTTGTAACTAATGTTGAATTTCTTGCATTTACAGCCACTTGCGTTGTTTGCATATTATTAACGGTATCTAGCATTGTATTTATAGGGATAATATATATATTTTCAGCTTGTCTGTTGTCAAATTCAGCAATCAAAGCTTGTGACAAATTATATGCCTTAAGTTTTTGATAATAATTCTTTTGTGAGTTATCCGTTGCAAAAGCATCTTGTGATTTGCTAGGAGGTATAACAAGACATATTCCTATTTTTATATTTGGGTCGTAGGCTTTTACGCTATTTATAATTGTATTATAATTTGCAATAGTTGTTGCATTAGATATACCTTGCGAAGCATCATTTATACCCATAGTGATTATAAATCTATCTAGACCTGTATACCCCCGCGCTGTAATATATCCTGTAAAATCAAATACCCCACCAATTCTGAAAGCATTTGTCATACCGTTAAATGAATCACTATTAATATAATTACTTGTTGACCAACCTGAGCGTCCTTCATGATTATTAGGGGCTGTACCTCTTGTACCTAATAAAGTTATATCTAGTGAATCTCCCCCAAACAAATTTAGTACTTCTTGTGTATATGTGTTTTGGTCAGTGGTGCTTTCCCCCATAAAAATAACATTTCTATTACCTGTGCCAGTTGTTTTATCTTTTACCACTATTGTAGTAGTTGCTGTAGCAATAATAGTAATAGAGTTTTTACGTATCGTAATTGTCATTGCATAACTTCCAGTTGAAGTTGGAGTTGCTCTCCATCTATCCTCTTGTTGACCACCTAAAGGACATTGAACAAATATTTGATAATTTTTTAAATTTGTTGAGGAAATAATATTATCAAAGTATATATTTACTTCATTTCCTACTACAGCTGGTATTATGGCTGGTAAAGAAATCTTCAAATCATCTTGCACACTATTAAATACATTCCAATAACAGGATTTATCTAAACCGTTTTGAGCATAATTATAATACCAAACATTATGCCCATCAACAAATTGTGTCCAGTCAATCCACACCTTAGCGGTAATTCCGGTACTATTTAATGTATTACAAAATACCACATCTATTCCTGTAGCTGGAGTATAATTACCTACATCAAATTTACATACATCTTGTGTATCATCTGAAATATAAATAGACCATTCATTACCAGCCCCAACTTTTCGCTGTATTTCCTTTATGCGATAATTCTTGTTAATATCTGTTCCATATAATTCAACTTTTTTAATAGCCTGCCTTACGTTCGTATCAGGAGTAGCATCAGGCTTAAAAGGTACAAGATAATTACCAAACAAAGTTGAAAGTTTATTTAGTGGAATACCGTTTAACGGAATTTTACTTACTACATCACCCATAAAGCAACGAACATCTATTTCAGTATTAGCTATAGTCATATTTTGTATAAATGTATTATCAGGTATAGCGCTCCAGTCAATCCATACTTTAGCGGATATACCTTGTGCTATTGTTAGTATTACAGCCACATCTATACCGCTTGCAGGGGTATAGTTCGATAAATTCATTTGAGCAACTAAAACGTCTGCACTATTCCTTATTGCTAAACCATAAACATTATTAGTCAGTTTTTTACTAATTGTATAAATATAGTACCGATCATTTTGTGAAGCTCCATACAATTCAATATTTTTTATTGCTGCTTTTAACCATTGTGGTGAATTAGTAGGAAAATTACCTGATTTTAAATCTGATCTTATAGAAAATGGGAACATACTTAATACATTATCTTCTGCTTTATCTCTTGTTACTGATCCATTACCTAGTTTAGATGTAGTTACTATTCCATCTGCAATATCTGTTGTCTTATAGGTCCTAACATCTAATCCAGCTATAGCATAGGTCATGTTTTGGGGAAATGCACCTGCTGGCAATTGTGACCAATCCATCCATACTATTGCGTACACACCACTGCTATTTACAGTTGGAATAGTAACGGACGCTACACCTGTACCTGGAACATAAGTATTTGAATTTAATTCACATACAATAGTTCCAGCATTATTACATATAGCAAAACCATAGATGTTACCAGTTATATTATTTGCTATTTTTTGTATATAATATTGCTTCGTTTTATCAGCACCATATAATTCAATGTTTTTTATTGCTTTTAATAAATAAGTTGGAGATGTAGAATCATTTGGTGCTTTTAAAGTTGCAGTCTGTTGGAATGGATAAACACCTAAAGTCAATGGGTCTGCTTTATCTCTTGTTACTGCCCCATTTTGAATTTTAGAAGTACTTACAGAATCATCCCGCGGTACCGCCCCTGAAGAATCTACGTTCTCTTCGTAAGAATCCGCAAAATTTGCTATAGCTTCTTTCACTTCCATTGCATTCATAACTCTTATTGCATCACCTAAAGCTCCCATTATGTCACCTCCATTTCATTCGTAATATCTGCCAAGAACGAATCAATTGCTCTAACATGTTCTCCGGCAGAAGCATGTACAGTTCCATCTGCTCCTGTCCTTACATCCACAATTTCTTGTAAAGAACCTGAACTACCATTAGCCACAATATTAGCTATTTGATTTTTATTTTCATCTACTTGTGTTTTGGCAGCATTAGCTGTACCTTTTGCCTCCTGAGATGTAGAATTTGCACTATCAGCTATACTTTTACTTTCCGCGGCTGCATCTGCAATTAATCCTCTCATTTTCTTGGCATCTGGTTCGACTCTTATTTCATCTGATATGCTCATCTACAACACTTCCTTTCTAAACTGAAAATCTATATTACCAGTACCACTTATACTTATTGTGTTAGCCCCTGGTTTTAATTTAAATGCCCAATTAGTATTTTTAGTAGGACTAAAAACAGCAGTATAGTTATTTACTGTACAACTCATACTGCTGTCTACTACTACTTTGGGAATTATGGAGTGACTTCCTGAAACATATAGAGTAATTGATTTATTTCCATTAATTGTAAATTTAGTTTCTTGAATAAAATCAGGCAACTCAAAATCTATATGATCCCAGAGTAGGTCGCCTGCAAGTTCTGTACCTTGCTTATATGGCTCTGCTCTAAATGTAACAGTTAAAAATCCTACTTTTTTTGTTTCTTCCCACTCAGGTATTTCTTTTACTTTTGCCATAAAGAAATAACCAGGTATACTATCAGAAATTAATTCAACTTTTTTAGGTGAACCTAAAAGCCATTCCGAAACTTTTGTATATCTTTGTTCTAATGCAATTTTATCTTTTCCTTTTAGGTTAAATTTGCAAACCAAATTTCTACCTGTATATACTGGCTCACCATTGGTTAGAATAGTACTAAAATCATATCCATCTCCATTAACACCTGGTACTTCTTCCTCTATCGTTTTAGGTTGCGGTAGCTGAGGTTTAAAATATTCCATAGATACACCAATATCATAGTAACTGTGTTTACCATTAAATTTTATTCCTAGTATCCTGCTCATTTTATTCCTTGCCCCCTACTACCTTGTTTTAATTTACTTCCTTGTATTTTATCACTATACAAAGAAATTTGTTTCCCATCTAAGTAAACTGGCATTGTAATATAAATATCTCCTGTAGTATTCGTATTTCCAATACCAGCTTTCTTTATAGCACTTGCCATAATCCCATCTATTTTTTCTATTGGAAGAACTGCTTCACCAGGAGAACGTGGATTTTCACCAACACCAATTACTTGTGGACTGGAAAATATACCACCTTTAGCATACCAATCAATTCCTATGCTTGGCTTCCCGCTTTTAAGCCAATCTATAGGATTAAGTGAACCACTTACAGTGAAATGAGGTAATTTAATATGTGGTATCTGAAAATTAAACATATCATGTAACTTTTGTTTTATGTTATTTTTTAAATCACTAAAAAATCCTTTTATTTGATCCCAGTGTTTTATAATTTGTAATGGTATCCCTAGAAATGGTACTGCAAAGGTTAATATATCAAGTCCCCATCTACCTAAAAAGCTTTTTATTCCATTAAATACATTAACAGCAGTTTCTTTTATAGCATTGAATGCTCCATTTACTATATTTCTAAAAGTTTCACTTTTGTTATATGCAATTACCAGTCCTGCTGCTAATCCTGCAAGGGCAATGACAACTATCCCTATGGGATTTAAACTCATAGCAAGGTTTAGTGCATTTTGTGCTATAGTAGCCGCACCTGTAGCTATTGTTGTTGCTGCCAGTTTAATTTTTGTAGCTACCCATTCTATGCCTTGCCTTATAAGTGCCGCTGTGGTCTTAGCAACTTCTATTGTTACAGTAGCCGCACTTTTAGCAAAATCAGCACATGCACTAGCACCAATTTTAGCTCCTGAAGCTAATTTACTAAATCCACTAGTTGCTAAATTACCTATACCAGAGCCTACAGTTTTTATACTATCGCCTAAATACATTCCTGCAATTCTAGCTGTATCAAATCCACTTTTTAATGAAGTACCTACTATTTTAAAGCCTGTCGAGGCAATTTTAGCCGCATCCATAGCACTCTTGATTCCATTAATTGATGTTACAATACCTTGACCTATTTTAAATCCTGCAAAAGCTATCCCAATACCAATAAGTGCAACTTTAAATGCATCTGTATGTTTTGAAGCAAGTGTAAAGCCATCTCCTAATAATTTTAATCCAGTACTTAAAACTGGCCCTATTACTTGAAAAGTTGACCCAACCACAGATTGTATCTGTGGCATATGTGATACTATTAAATTAAATCCATCACCTAATGCTTTTGATCCACTACTTATTACAGGCATTATTTGTTTCATAGAATTGCTTATACTTTGATTTATTTGTGGCATATGCTGTACAAACCAATTTGAAAAATCACTTAATTTAGGAAGTACTTCATTTGATATTGGAAGTAATATTCCTGTTTGCAAATTTCTTTTTATGCCTTCAAAGGCTTGCCCTAAATCATCATATTTTACTTTCTTTATATCATTAAGAGCATCAGTAGTTTTTTCTATATCTCCATGCAAATTTGCCAATGCAGTTCCACCACTTGCCTGTAAATCTTCAAATTGTGTGGCCCATAGAGCAACACTTGTTTGATTCCTTTGTAATGGATCCTTTATGTTTGATAATCTCTTATTTACTTCCTGAAATACCTGTTGTGCATCCGTACCACCTTTTGCAAACTTAGTCATTGTTTGTGTAGCATTTAAACCAAGTGACTGTAAAGCGTCTGTTGTACTTTTACTACCGTCTTTCATTCTCAACCCAAATTCTTTGATACTATCTGCTACTTTATCCATGCTAAAAGCACCAGCTTCGTTACCTGTTTGTAAAACGTGGAAGAAGTCTTCGGCACTGAAACCAGATGATTTAAACTGTGTAGAATATTCATTTATTGTATCAAGTAAATCTCCATTTTTATCAAGTCCACGCTGTGCACCTTGAGCTATCATACTATAAGCCTCATCACCACTTACACCAAATTGTTGAATAAGTTGATTGGCAGCTCTAAAACTTTCATTAACATCATAACCAAAAGTATCACGTAGAGCCAAAGCATCTTCTGTCAATCCTTTAATTTCGTTGGAATTACCCTGCCACTGTTGAGCTACAATTTTTAAAGACTCACCGATATCCTCAAAATTCTCTCCAAAATTATCATTATAAATATCTAACATAGATTGTTTTAAAGTTCCCATGGAATCATTAGCATATCCAGTGCTTGCTTGAAGCTGATTCATGGCTTTTTGAGAATCAGAACCAAATGTTAGTATACTTAATGAGCCTTCCTTAAAGCCATCCCACAAATCACGTCCTATAGCCATGCCTATACCGTTCTTAATGCTTTGTCCTATTCCTTTAGTAGCATCAGATATCTTATCTTTCAGCTTATCCCACATGTTGCTATTTTCATTAACTTCTTTTTTACTCTTTTCAAGAGCCTCATCAACATTCTTAAGCTCTCCCTGCATTTTAGCCATGTATGCTATTGCATTATTTAGCTTTGTTCCTGCAGTTTGGGTAGCATTAGAAAATTCACCTGTGGCACTTTTACTTTTATCATAGGCATCTTTTAAAACTTTTATTTTGCCATTTTGAAGTTCAATAGATCTATTTAAAAAGTCTTGTTTATTTGCAAGCTTTTCAGTATCATTTCCAAAGGATTGTAACCCTGCAGCACTAGCCTTAAATTCACTCCTTAAAAGATTCATAGATTTGTTTATCTTACCTATACCTTGAGTGAATAATTCATCAGTGACACCTACTTTCACCGTTAACCCTTGAATTTCATCATTATCTGCCATTAGTTCACCCCCTTACTCTTCAACTTCTTTCCTGCAGGAACAGTAACATAAATAATTTATATAACCTGGAATATCCATTTCCTCACAGTCATTAAAATTCATTCCCTGTTTTGAAATGGCAATATCATAAATACTAAATATAATATCTGTATAATACTTTCTTTCTTCTTCCTCATTTAAGTAACCATTTTCTCTGTCGTATTCATCAAAAGCGGAGCAGCTACTATCATTAGCACTACTCCAATTTAGTTTTTTTCGAGTTTATCTACTGAATTCCCCATGTTTCCACCAACTTCACTGCATATCTCATAAAATGCATCCATTATTTGCTTACTTTCCAAACAATCCAGAACAGCATCAGATGTAAATTTTCTCTCATAGGTATCAACTATAAAACTTATAATTTCGTCATATTCCTTTGCACCAAATTTTCTTTCTTTTTCTTCTAACATATCCTGTACCTCTAAACTTTTTCTAACTAATCTCCCTAATATCTTTGTTTGCTCATAGGTCTTATTCCCTATAGTAATTCTCATTGTAGTTACCTCCAATAATTAAAATAAAGGGTGAAAATCACCCTTATGCAGCTAATGGTTCTTGAACTTCACTAAACCAATCTGTTATAGCAGTTTTTGCATCTGTATCCGTCTCCAATAAGAAACTTTCATCTACTCTTACTCTATAATTACCATCTTTCATTCTTCCATAGAATGTAGCTTTAACTTTTGCAGTTTGAGTTTTTACTTTATCTGCTATAGTTTCATTATCATCTTCTACATCTTCAAATCTACCACTATAAAGCCATACAAATTCATATTTACCATCAGTTTTCTTAGATCTGTATCCTATTGCAACTTCATTCGAACTATCATCTATGTTATCTATTTCCATACCTTTTATAAGCTTATGTCCAAATAATAAGGCTCTCATTTCTGGTGATAATTCATTTCCCTCAATTTCTACATCACAGCTATCAAAATTACTTACTACATCTTCTATTGCATCATCAGAATAGGTGTTATCACTGCTAACTTTAGGTGTAACTTTTGCTGAAATAGCTTTGCATAATTTAACAGGATCTTCTGCGGTGTATGTGGTAGCATCATTTTTTGTTACTTTAGCAACATATAAATCTTTTAATCCCTTTCTTCTTGGCATAATTAATCCTCCTAATTATTTTCTTCTAAATAAAATAAACTGATAACAGTATGATAAATTCCTGTATCAGTCTCCCGGGGCATATCTCTTTTATTTATTTTTGTAAAATCTTTTCCTTTAAATATATCTACAATATTTTTACACAAGTCCCCTATATCCTTCTTATACCAAACATCAATTTGAATATAATATCCTGTACTTTCCTCTTCATCCTCTGAGAAATCTTCTCCTTGGTCAAGATAAGTAAAGAAAGTAATATAGGTATCAACTTCCTCTCCGGTATATTCTTGATACTCTACTGGAATATCTAAAGGATCAAGAGTATCAACAATAAGTTCATTTATCATTTACCCTTCAACCCTTTCGCTATTTCTTGTTTTAATATTTTTAGAACTTCATCTTTATTTTTCTCAAAAGCTGGTCTTAAGAATGGTCTAGCTGCCTTTTTAGAACTACCATATTCAACATACCATGAATAATTAGCTTCTTTATCAACATCCCCTACCCAAACATATTTACCCTCTTTTTTCTTTTTAACTTTGCTTATTTTGAATGAGTTTCTTAGTTTATGTGAATGATCTTCAAATGCAGTAGTGCTTTTAATATCATTTAATACTGGTTCAGCTGCCTTTTGCAGTGCTTTATCCTCTATTTTTGCACCTGCCCTACCCATTTGTTCAAGCTTTTTCATTAAACCTTCTAATCCTTGTACTTCAAATTCATTAGACATTTTACCCCCTCACATATCGTTTTATTTCTATAACTAACTGTTGATGGCGATTCATTACATCATCTAAACTTATAATTTCAAAAACTGCTTCATCTTCAAGTCTCGTGATTCTGCATTTTTGATTAATATCAGGAATATACCAAAGTTTTATTGTTGCTGAATCTAAGGCCTTAAGCTCTGCAGCTTTTAAAGCTTCACCACCAAATTTATTTTGCCATTCACATAAAATATCTTCATCAACAACATCAACCCAGTTTTCTACTGGAAATCCATTATCATTTGTTCTTTTCATTAATTGGGATGAATCTAATTTTTTTATTCTTATTGCCACATTTGGATTATTAAACTTAAGCATATTTTATCACCTAATTTCTAACTCATACTCTTAGCTTTAAGTTGTGGCATTAGACACATATCAAAAGCATAGCTAAACTTTACTTCTCCGCTATCTAAATTCCACAAGTCCATAACTCCAACTGTTAAAGTTGCAATACCTAATTCAGTTTCAATTGCTTCCTCTGTTATTCCAGCATTAAGCATATACTGCTTTACAGCTATAGTTTTTATGCTAAGTGTATTATCGTTGAAAGTACCACTAACACTTAATCCTACTTTAACTTTTTCTAATAGCTCTCCATCACTCATTATTTTCACCTACAGAATAGAAAAATGAGACCAAAACAATATTTAGTCTCATTTCTTTCTTTTTAATATTTCTTATAGATACCAATTAAATTACCTCTGTGTATTAAGCTGCTAAATGAGAATAATAAACAAATGTATTCTTGGCAAATAAAGATTTACCACCACTGTATACTTTTCCTCTCCAAACAGTTTTATCTTCACTGAATTTCTCTGAAGCATTAGACTCAATAACAAATGACTCAGATTCATTTACAATATAGGTTGTCAAATCTCCATAAAGTATTCCATCATCATCAGGCATTTGTGATGAAAATATAACCGGCTGACCAGCTATTAAATAAGGACTTGCAGCTCCATAGTTATCTTGTCCTGGTTGACCTTGAATTAATGGAGTAACAGTAACAATTGGTTTTCCTACTGAATCAGTTAGAGCAAAGAACCTATTAAAAAATGTACTTCTTTTCATAACCCAACTTGCATTATCACCATAAGGGCTTTCTACACTGCCCATTATTGCAGCTACTCCTTTCCAATCTAAATCAGAATAAGTCTTTGCTGCTGAAGGTGCAACTTTTAAAGCTGTTACAATTCCTTCAAAAGTAGAATTTGAAAGTGATCCATTCAACACATAGTTTTCAAGCAATATACCAATGTATTTACCTATTTCATTTGAAAGATACTGTTCAAATGCTGGTATGCTATTTCTAAGTAATAAATTTTTAACTGTTATAGTTCCAACTACTGCACCTTGGCTTATTTTTGCCTCAGTAAAATCAAATTCTAAAGTAGTGGTTCCATCTGAATTATCTGTTGGTGCTTTAGCTGTTCCAATAGGCAAAGCTACATCTCCAGTAAAGCCATATTTAGTTATTGAAGAATACAATTTACCATATTTTTTAATGACATAATAAACATTGTTAATAGTGGTTTGAGGAACTAAATATTCTCCACCACTTGCAGCTCCATCACCATTTACATCTGTAACTGCTCTTTTACCAAATACCATTATTTCAGAATCAGCCTCTGAAACTTTATTATTTAGGAAACTTCTATAAAAGGCATCTCTATATTTGTCTGTAGATCTGTAGTTGTCAGCAGTTATCTCTTTTCCATTTATATCTTTTAACATATTATTGATATCCCTCTTTTCTGATTGATTATCTTTTAATTCTTCTCCTATTTCATCAAGCCTAGAAGATACTGTCCTCAAATTTTCGGTTACACCATTTAAATCTTCTATAGACATATCTCTATGATTTTTACATTTAGCTTTTAAATCATTCCTCTTTTGTTCAAGGTCAGTCTGTTCCCTCTTTAGTTCTGCTATTTGTTTCTGAGTTAATTTCATAATATTTTCCCTCCTACATTGTTTGTATTAAATTTAATAAAGCTTGCTTTTTAGCTTCATCTTCAATTTCTTTATCCCTTTTATCCTTATCTGTCTTAGCTTTATTTCTATTATTCATATCCATATTAGTGTCACTTGAATTATTGCCTAGCATTTTGCACATAGGACATGTACATACTTCACATTGAGAACAATTATAATTACAAGTTATACAAGGCTTATCTGCTTTAGGACACGTACAATTAGGACATGCTAACTCACAATTATCTGTACTTATTGATTGCTCCTGGTTATCATCAGTAATAACAACTGTCTGCTCATAGGCAGGAAAAGTTACAATACTTACTTCATATACAGAATTTATCTTTGTAACTACGTCAATTTTATTTTCCCAATCAGTAGCCACCATTGACTGGCTATCAAACCAAAAACTCATACCATCTACAAGTTCTCTTTCAACTCTGTCATATACATAATCATCTAAAGGTGTATTTCCTAAAGTAACTGTTACAAATAAACCAATATCATCTATAGCAACTGTAAGATTCTTACCAGCTCTTCCTAAAACCAAGTCAGTATTATGATTAAATAGAATAACCAAGTTAGAAAAATCAACTGTTGCCAATGCGTTTTTATCTATTTTTTCAACCCATGCACTCCCCATGTATGGATGACCATAGGTATCAAATAATATGGGATATCCTTTTAATACTCTTACTTGCTGTCCATTTACTTCCTCTGTCATAGCTCTAAATTTTGATTTTTCACTACCAAAATTTATTTTTCTCTTACTATCAGAAACAAATGGAGATTTCTTTTCTTCATTTTCCAAATATATTACCTCCTTACTTTCCATCTTCTAAATTGTCTTGTTTTGTACCAACTTCATAAATACCAGGTTCCAGTGTTTGAAAGTTTTTATTACCTAAGAATTTATCAAGTTCAGGCGGCCCTTTAGGCATTCCTAATCTTCGCCTTATCTCATTTCTTGTCATTATAGTTCCATAGGACATTTCTTTATAAAAAGCAGTCTTAGCAGATAATGTACTTA